CTATACTACTTTAAAACTAAAAACTACATAATCATCTTTTTGTTCATAATCTGTAATATACATAATTTCCGTATTAACACTTCTTCCTGTATATTGTCGTTTTTCACTATCCCATTCGTTTAAAACAACTGTATCACCTACATGAAAGTCCCTATCATTTTTACGAATTTCAAAGGTCTTGACATGCTCCAATACAGGTGCAAAAAAAACTTTATTTATCTTTAAATTATGTAGCATAGTATTCTCTTCACTCCTAACTGAAATACTTTAGCTCCTTATAAATTTAATTAGCTCTGAGTACGGTTCAGCTTCATCATAAATAAACAGCTTAACGTTATTCTCTCGCGAATACTTAATTGCCTGACGCATTTCAGTCTCTTGGAAATCCGTTAACAATTCATTTGAATACTTTACACTATCTCTTCTCGATAATCTTTCACTTATTACTTGAGGTTTATTTTTCATAAAAATAATTTTAACCATATTAGTACCTTTAAAGGTTTCAAAGTCCAAAGGCACTATCTTATTTTCAAGGTTTAACAAACAAAAATGTCCATCTAATAACAATTTAGAACAGGATAATTCTAAATTGTTTAATTCATTCTTCCACATTTCTTGATTCGTTGAGATATTATTAGTACTCTTTCTGGAAGTTTCAATATTATTTCCAGCTTGTCTAATTAAATCACTAATAGAAAATGCTTCAAGTTCTATGTCATTTTTCAACTTCTTTACTAAAGTTGATTTTCCAACCCCATGTATACCGGATAAAAATATATATTCTTTCATTATATCCCTCCATTAGTATAGCAAAACGATTGAGGTGCTACTTTTAAAGCACTATCAAATTCAATTAACTCCAAAGGTTCGTCATATTTTTTAAACTCTTTAATCTGTATTGCAAACCCCTTTTGCCTTCCCTCAAAATAATGATTAAAATATCTTCTAGTTATCCCTGAATATTCTTTTGTCTGTTTCCATATGTTATCGGGATTATCCATAATTATACCTTCTATTTCAAACTCTCCTACCACTTTCCCATATGGTTTAGTAGCATAGACTACTACAGAAGAAATATCTTTGCGTTTAAAAATACTTTTTCTATATTCAAATCTTTTTTTCCCCAAAATAATTTCTTCTACGAACTCTGGTTTAATCGATAATAAAACTTTCATTTACCTCACCTAATTCTAAAATCTTTTCAAATTGTGAACTTGTTAATGGTATAAACCCTGCGTAGTCTGTACTACGTATCACACCTTTTTCAATTAATTCATTTCTGACAACACGCTTAGGTAATGATATATTATACAACATTTTAATAATATGAGGATACTTTTTAAACTGCCAAAGTTCTTCTAACTCTAGCCCATTAAATATTGTTCCCTTACCGCAATATTTAATAAATTCTTCAATATTATTAAATTCACTAATATGCTTTCTTTCTACTACAGTACATATAGAAGTAGCAACAGAATTCCATCTAGCCGATTTCCCCCACTCGGCCGTTCTATAAATTACTAACATGTCTCCAGATTGAATCTTTTCCATTCCAGTCATGCCTGCTAAATAAACCTTTTCAATTGTATTTGTAAAGGATAAGTCTTCTATTTTATGATTTCTTTCCGTTTCTAGTTTTGAAAAAGGAAATAATCTTGTATGATACTTAGGGTAGATACTAAGTACAAATTTATTATTTCCCTCTAATTGAATGCATGGAAAATCTGTAAAAATATTATTTTTCTTTTCTAATGTCTTTACATAGACTAGTTCACCATTCTTTTTCTTTCCCCAAAGCCAAAAGCCATATTTTTCAAATATCTCAATTAATTTTGCTTGTTTTTCAAAAACAGTAACATAACATTCAAAATAATTTCCCTCTAGCATTCTCTTTAAAATGATACCAATAAAACGTTCTCCCAAAACTGTTCCATGTGGGTTTATTTTAAAAGTACCGATTTTAAGACGTCTTTTCTTTTCAAACTTTGGAGTAATATCATAATCAGACTCATCTTCTTCTTTGAGATACAAAAATCCCTGTACGCCATTTTCTCTTAAAACATATGCTTTTTCACCTTGATATGATTTCTTCTCAAACCATCCTTCAAACCCCTCATAATCTTCTATAAGACTTGAAAAAAATGAATCTTTTACATCTAACTGTGAAATTCTAATGTGTTCAATTACATCATTCATTATCGTTTCTTCCTCCTATATTATCATTTCCAACACCAATATTCAAACATGTGTTCGTAACTTGTTATCTCTATTGCTACTTAATTATAGCAAAAAAGGAATTTTTTATATCAAAAATCCCTTTCATTTCAGTAATTTAAATTGTTTTATTCTAATCAACTGCATAATGTACAAATGCTGAACAGCCATGTGCGAGGCTCATGCTTTTGGATATTAATAGCTGGAGCATTAGATATTGCTGTAGGGTGTTGCCAACAGGATCATGACGATATAAATATTTCTTTTTCCTTCTATTATATATCCATTTCGCACACTATAGATTTATTTTCATTTCCAAGCATGTATATCATATTCTTCATTAATACAATAAATAAATTCAACGGTAAAGATGAAAATTTATATATCTTATTCATATAATTTATGTTATGGTTCCATATGTTAATTAATTACAATAACTTCAAAAAGGAGTATACATAATGAAAGCAAAAAAACTAGCATACGTAGTTTTACCAATCATGTTACTAGGGGTAGGTTGTGAGATATCAAAAGACCATTCGAAAGAGTCAGCTTCACAAGAAACTGTATCGGAGACTTCTACGGATTCATCAAAACATAAGACTTTAAATGATAAGTCCTTTACATATACGAATTCCTTATTTGACCTAAGTGATGAATTAAAAAAAGCTACGAGTGCTGTATATGATGCAGTTGGTGATGATAATTACAAGATTGCACTTAACGATTTAAAGAAAGTAACTCTTAAATTCGAAGACTTAGAGCCTAGTGATGATTACAAAGACATTCATGAGAAAGTACTTCAATCAATGAAAACGAGAAGAGAAGGTATAGAGTTAATGTTATCAAACATAGATGATAAAACAAAAAGTGATTTCTTGAGAGGGTTATATCTTCTAGGGGAAGCAAGTGATTCTTATATAGATGTAATCGGGGAAATAGCACATAAAAACAAAGGGTAAAGTATTAAATTTCATTGAAGCTGAATGTGAAGTTAAAGAAAAGAAATAATACATACTTAATATATAATTTCTTTTAGGGGGCATCTTCATGAAGGTTGTACGCTCTATATTTAAAACTTTTCGTTTAATAGGTTTAATTGTAAAGCCAGTACTTAAAGCGTTATCTAAAAGTAAATTTTAAATCTCATAAATATTAAAATCCCCTTCTGCATATAGGTGCAAAAGGGGATTTTTTTCAAATTATTCTATTCGTTCTACAGACAGTACTCATAGATAAATAAGAAACGGTGTATATTTACCCTAACATTTATAAAGATGAAAATCAATATATAATTATCTACATATAGAACCAGATAATAATTTTTGTTCATAAAACTATTCTTTTGTTTTATTTTTTAATGTACTCGTACCACCAGTTTCTTTCATCCATCCAAGCTGTAATCTTATCAAGCTCGCCATTAGGTAGTACTTCCGTTTGTAAGTACGCTAAACCAGTTAATGGATCAGAGACAACCTTCCCTTTTGTTCCACGCTCATTCATAGCGTTTACGACTTCCTGAACTAATGAAATACCAAACCCTCCAGATTTAACGTATTGATAGCCACCATTAGCAACAGATTGTTCTGCTTGTTCCTCTCCTGTAAACCAAGCTAACGGTTTACTGCCAATCAATTGGTTCAAATCACACTTACCAATACCAGGTACATTACCTGTCTCTGTGTATTGCCAGATATCACATGGATAAGCTGGTCTCTTCCCGCCATATCGGGGAATCCATACAAAATCAGCGTTTACTTTATCCGCCTGGAACTCTTTATATGTATGATGACCAACATATAGCCCAACCTTTTTAGCACCTAATTGACGTAATTCATCAATAAAAGCTAATGTTCCAGCTAACATATTCCCCATTGTTTTCACTTCCACATCAGCTACCCAGAACAATGCATCTTTATCTCCACGATTCCAAAAGTCACGAGCTTCTACACGTGCATCATTTTCAGAAACGAATCGACAAAACGCATAGTTACCAAAAGAAACACCACGTTTTTTCATTTCACCAACATAACTTGGATACATATGATCAACTACGTTAGAACCATCTTGTACCCTAGCAATTACTAAGTCTAATTGCAGTGCTGCTACATCCCAGTTAATATTACCATTCCATTTTGAAATATCAACGATATATCCCATTATTGAACATCTCCTTCAAATAGTTTTTGTTTGATTTCTGTTACATCTTTAGAGATAGACCCAAAAGCCTTTGCTTGCTCTTCTATTACTTGTTGATTTCTATCAATTACTTGTTGATACTTTTCTTCACGTTGCTCATTCTTTTTTTGTGTAGTAAATAGCATCCACACAAATAACGCTGCAAATGCACCTTGTTGAATGACTGAGTTGAAAATCGCATCTTCCACTGTTCTCATCTCCTTTTTAGGCAATAAAAAAAGACCAGCTAATGCTGCTCCTGCTCTGTTTGCGTATTATTTTCATTAGTTGATGTTGGTGGTCCTTGTGGTGGATAAGAACCAGTAAGCGATGTATAACAGTCCATGCAAATGTGCTTCTTCGCAAATCCCATATCTAGTTCATATAGACGTGCTCCACGTTTACAGATTTCGCATCTTGTTGCGATTCTAAAGCTTATAGTTCCATCAAGTTCCCTCCATACCTCGACTTTATTCATGCCATTTAAAAGTCCTGCATTATTTAATACATTGATGGGGATGTTTACAAAAATTCCAGCTTCAGATCTTTCCAGCTCTACTAAATATCCCATAAACGGTGTTACATCCCCAGGTTGTGGAGGTGCAACAGCTGAATTTTGATTCTGATTCATATACTATTGCTCCTTTCTTCTTTATCCCAAACTATTAAAGTGCCATCCATTTGAGTTACAAACATAGAATCCTAACCCTCGGTTTCCTTCTACAAAGCGAATATGTCCCCATTGTTGGAATCCACCACCGCCTAAATTAATTCCTTGCATCGCCCTTATATTAGAAAAAACTTTTACATCCTTTTCTGTACTTATATCAAACGTTTGTCCGTCTGCTGCAGGTTTTATATTATTATTCACACCACCTATAGCAAGTGCATTAAACGGCTGAATGCCATCTGCTCTTTCTGCTGCTGCACGATCCCAATTATACATTGATGCATATTTGCCACTGTATAGCGTTACACCACTTACACAAATCGCTGTCCCTTGTCTCATGTCAGCACTTCCAGAACAAACTTTAATAATTAATGCGTGTTGTTGCGGAATATAGTTTTTCGGCACTTTGAAGGTAAAAGAATATCTTCTGATTTCTCCATAAAATATAGATGGCTCAGGAAAGTCCATTTTTTGTTCATTCCATATATCGTAACTTACATTGTCTCGGAATTTAACACAACATACATGTAAGCGTGGTTTCCCTGTTTTACGTACACCATTTATCATAGATGCTCTAAAGTGAGCAGATACTGTGTATTCATTTCCGGGATGTATGCCATTATTCACGATTGCTTCTGGATAGTTATACATGTCTACCCTTGTAGCATTCACCATTTGCTCGTAATCGAATATATGTGTATTCTTTTCTATTACGACATTTCCCCATGACCTCCAAGTAAGACCGTATCCACCTTCAAACCCATAATAATCGTTATGTCCAATGTTTTTCTTTGTAACACTAGAAAAGTCGGAATCTGCTATTAGGTTTCGCCTTGATACCGCAGTTGTTTTTGTTCCCCATTCGTCTTGGAATAGGAAGTCTAGCATTTTAACAGTTACACCATCTTTATCAATGGTTATCTTATCTCCGTTAATTCTAATAAGATTCGTATCAATGCCTTTTGCTGTTAGCCATTTGACCATTGTATCTGCATTAATATCCAGTTTTGCAGCATTGATTGTAATTTTCCCAGGGGACATATTGATGGCAGTGACAATGCCGTCCTTTAAAATCTGCGCTAAAATTCCTTCATCTAAAACTTCTAACTTAGATTCCGTTTTCCTTACATAGGCATTATAAGTCTCATTTATAAACGTTTCTTGTTTTCCAGAGATGATTGAAACGCCTTTTTCATTAGCACTAATACTTCTTTCTAATTCTGTAACTTTCTGATTGTATTTCTCAGTAGATACTCTATTAGCTATATCTTCTAGCATTTTATCAATATCCGTTTGATCTTTCGGATGTAACCAAAATTCTGTAGCTATAGTGCCACGTTGTAACATAGGTGCAGCACACCATAAACGCCCATTTCTTGTAACGTAATAACGCCATCTCACAAACGCTGCATTAGCAGGTGCTTTATCTGAACATACAGCACGAACCCATGTATGATTTACAACCTTGATATTCGTTCTAGCTGTTTTAATGCGAGTTTTTTTGTCAGCAGTCCACCATTCAATTTCTATAAATGCACCGCCACTATCAATAGGTGTTTTCCCATCAGTATTGAAATAACCTGATACAACAAATTCTTCGTTAACCTGACACTCAATGAATTGACTTATAAGTCCCCACCAACGATCTTGAGTCTGGCCAGTAACGGTAATTGCAAATGTATTCATACCTTTGTATTTTAAATTCGTATCAACAGAACCAGTAGCCCCATTACCACTATTCCAAAACCAATATTTCTGTCCTAACTTAAAATCAGCATCACGCAACTCGTTGACAGTACCTAAACCGCCTACATAATCCTCAACATCTTTCTTTTTCAATGTTAATTTCAATGCTTCAGAGTGTTGCTGTATCGTTGTGGCAGCCTGAGTTAATGTTTTCCCTTGCTCAGTTTGTGTTTCCTGTAATTTTTTAACGCTTGCAGTTGTTCCTTCTGCATTCTTTTCTACAGTGTTAACACGTTCATTAAAAGAGGTTTGTGTTTTTTCTGCCACTTTAATATTTTCTTTAATACCATCCACACTTTTTTCAATCTCGGTTGTTTTCTTAGTGAATTCATCACTCGTTACTTGATTTTCTGGAGCTGGTGTCCAATCCTGTGGCTTATTACCTTTATATAAAGCAACCCATTCTACAATGGCTTTTGTAGTGTTACTTGGAAAGTTATACAGACTCAACTTTCTTTCATTTCCACTCGTTGCTGCTACAGCTTTAAAAGTTACATAGGTAATTCCATTCGCATAAACACTTGTTGCATATCCAACATTATTCGAACCACCATTTTGCCAAATCCCGAACTTCTGCCCCTTCGGAACGCTACCTTTAATTACAAATGTATATTCTTCACCTGTAGAGAAATTTTCGGTTAAAGAATATGGATTGATTAGATAATCTGTTTTTTCGTATTTAGCATTTGAATCTAATAACAGATTACGTCCTCCAGCTTTATCGTTATTAACTTTCTTTTCTACACTCTCCAACTTCTCACTAATCTGACCAGCCTTTTCAGTAATTTCAGTTGTGGTTTTCTTTAAAGCATTTGTTGTTTGCTGCACCTCAGAGATTGTCTTTTTTGTACCTTCAAAAGTCTCTTCTACTGTATTTAATTTTCCAGTGATTTCACCATCTTTTTTTGTTAATAACTCAATAGATTTAGTAAAACCTTCGTTGGTTTGTTTCATTTCAGAGACAGTTTTATTAATTTCACCTTGAGAGTTTTGTACATTTTTAATAGTTTGCGAAACTTCTTGGAGACTATTTTTAACTTCCTTGAATTGTCCCGAAGCTTCTTTTTGCGCTTCTTCCACTTTTTTATTTAATTCTTCTTTTGTAAGTTTAATATCCTTATTAACCTGCTCTATTGTTTCTTTCTTGATAGTTTCCACATCAGGAATAAGAAGCTCCCACCCTTTACCGTTCCACACTTTTAAAATACCTGGTTTACCGTCGCTAATATCTCGCCATAGCGTCTTGCCTATTATAAGGTTATCGGTCGGTGGATTTTTAGCTTCAATTATATTTACCGTATTATTTTTAAGATTCTCTTGAACTTTTTCAGCCAGTGTTTTTGCTACTTCTGATTCTCTCTTAGCATTATTAGCTGTTTCATTTGCATCTTTCACTAATTTATCTAACTGATTTATCAGTTCTTGCTTACTACCTAGTGAACTAAGGATACGATTGTAAATCTTTCGTAGTTCTTCATTTGGATCTGTAATCTCACGGTAATCACCAAATGCGTATTTATCTTGCGAAGGATCAGTATGTGATTCATCACCAGCGATTGCCCTTGCTTCTAAATAAAGCTTAGGTGTGAATCCAACATCTTTAATTCGGATTGTATCTCCTTCATTGATTAACTCGTGAGCCAGTCCAAATACACGCCCTATACTTTGTGCTTGAACATCATAAGAGACAGCGGTATTCACACGTTTTGCTAACTCTATTTTCATAAGAGTCAATAAGCGTTCTGGTGTTATATCTTCTTCTGTTTCTGGAGTATAAAATCCAAATTTGTGTTTACCTTTTTCATTCCAACGTTGAAATGCATCGTTATCCACAATATATGGAATACCTTTATTTATATCTGAGATAGTGAGAACTTCTCCACCTTCTTTTTTGATAAAGCCAATTAAAGCTGTACAAATGTTTTGTGAGTTTTCAATACGTTTAATTCCAACTAAATCTTTACCTAAAGTGACTTCCTTTCCTGTTTCTCTTCCTCTTTTTTTCACCATGTCTACATACCAACCTGCAATTCGAGAACCAACCACTTCAACACGGTATATAATTTCTAGTTCAAATAGGGAAGCAATCTTTTTTAAGAAACTCAATGGATCTATAAATTCATCAATAGTCATAGAATGAAATCCAGCATACTCCGTTTTACCACGCTTCCATTTTGTACCTACAAGAGCAATATCCATAAATTCATTTACTGTCTTACCTTCAATTTTCTGCGGACGAATATAGTCATCTTTAGCAAGATTAATCCATGCACCTGATGCATAAGTAATTACTGATCTATCGTCAGGGTCTTTTTCTACTTCAGTGATTACATACGGAACAATACGCCCATCCCTTACTTCTTTTAATACTAAGTTTTGTTGCATAAGTGTTGCTGCATATTTCGTGTTATCAAATACTTTAAACTCTAAAGTATCGATATTATTCTTGATTTCCCAATGACGTTTATCATCCCAATAATCTTTTGGTTGTATAGCTGAAACGATTTGACTGGTTTTAAAATCAATAATATGTAAGACTCCACTTGGTGTTCTCATCTAAACCGCTCCCTATATTTAACCTTTGCTGTTCCGATATCAGAAGGCATGATTTCTAGTGTATTAATACCTTTATTAATGATAGGAAAATTACTGAAAATGTCCTTAATATTAATCGCATCCTTCCCTTCAATCATTACATGACTATTTTCTGTATCAATTACGACTTTGTCACCAACATCGACTATATAAGGCGGTGTATTTTGATTATTTAAATTCACTTTCCAAAATTTCAAATCCGAAACTGTCATCGCTTCTACTGGCGGAACATCTTGCCACTGCATGATACTAATCTGTATTTGAGCTGCTTTTTCCATATGTTTATTGTCTTTATCGGTCCATCTTGCAAAGCGTTCTGAATCATCTTTTTCTGTTCCAGGAAGAAATTTTGAAATATAAGCTTCCCAATCATTACCGGTTCTAGCAATCCACAACCTACCATAATACTGATTCCATGTATTCGGATAATCACCACTCTCATAGATTAAACCTGTTTTTCCAGGCTTATTATCATATCCAATTACCATCGTTCCAAAATTTTGTTCAGCTTGCCAATAGAGGTCATTCATGGCAATTTTTGAAAGAACTTTGCTGTTTTCATCGAGTATTGCTATCTCAACTCGTCCCATTTCATTGATCTTTTTACTTTTACATGTAACGTGGGCTTGCATAATAAAATCTTGTACTGGCCCACCAGGGATACTCTTCTTAACAGCTGCGCCATGCCATCCATTACCCGAGCCATAGTCCGAACAATAGAATTGGTAACTATCTGTTTTCATTTCACCAACTGGATTACCATCTTCCATAGAACTAACCTTACTCCACCCTACAGTTGTGGACATTTCATCCCATATAAGACGTTGATTTCTTTCTACAGGCAATTGTTCCATTTTTAATGGCACTCCAATACGGAAATAATCCGGTTCCTTTGAATATTTATCTTCAAACCATACATCTAAAAAAGTGTTTGGTTTCGTAATGTCGATCTCAATAATAGGATTAGAATGAACAGTTCCTTTATTTTGAACGTTTGCCATTAACCCCAGTGCACCTGTTTGAAATTCTACTGTTCGGGTGGGTCCTAATTTATAAGGCATCGGACAAATAAACTTCAAAGTACCTTTACCTAACGTAACGAAATCATCAAGATTAAAATCTTCATCAATTATAGCTAAATATGTTCGATCAGGAGTTGCATCAAATACTAGCTCAACTGCTTCTTCTGTAATTAACCATGCTGCTATTTCTTCTTTTAACGTTTCTAAATCTGTTCCATCTGGAACGATAATTCCTACAGGGACAGGAAGTGGACGAGGGTCTGTATCCGTTCCTAATAATCTTGCACCTGGATATCCAGGTGTTTTTAAGAAATTACGTTTTAGAGGTGCCCATGTTGGTGGACTCCATCCCTTTTCTATTTGAATGTACCCCTTTCGTTGGTTGTTAAAAGTAAAAGAACTCATGCCAACACCTCATTTCTTTATAAAATAAAAGAAACCCAAACCTAAAAGGCTGAGTTTCTTTTTGCTTCTCTTTCTTGATACTCGGTTGTATAGCGATAAGTACCGCGTGCCACGTCTCTTCCTTCTAAATTAACAGGCACTTCAATAACTAAATCTCCACCAAGCATTGGAATAACTTCACCACTAGAAGATGAACCAGATCCGTAATTAATCACTTGATTTGATACGCTGTTTGCCATAGCTTGTCTACTATTTGACATGCTTCCATACACACCACTCATGACACTCTTTAATCCTGATAATTGACTCACAGAACTAGCCATTATACGGCTAATGTCACCCATTAGTTGATTTATTTCTCTCGGCATAGCAAATTGTTGTCGTGGCATGGCCGCCACAATTCCTGCACCAATATCTCCAAGTGTCTTTTTATTTAGAGGAAGCACTGCTTCTCGCCCCGCTTCTCCTGCACCTTGCAAGTTTCCGCCATTCACTCCAAAGATAGTTGGTTTAGTAAAGATACCGCCTTTTGCACGCCAATCAATATTAATTCCTGACGGAAATGTAATATCTTTACCTAAAACATTTTTCGTGCTAGTTTGTAAGCTGAAGTGTGGAAGAGGTGGCATTTCTGGTTTTGGAATTTTCAACTTCAAGTCACTAAAGAATCCTTTAATCTTTCCAATAAATTTTTCTATACTGTCAACTGCATCTTTAATTGGATCTATAATGAAATGTTTTGCCGCTTCAAATTTTTCTTGAGCTGCATTCTTAACAGAATCAAATTTTTCCCGTGCTGTATTGTACATATCATTGAATTTCTCTTTTGCAGAATTATAAGCTGAAATAACTGGTTCAACGATGTATGTGTAAACCATCTTCCACGCTTCAAGTGTATAGCCTTTTATTTTCGCCCAAATTCCTAACATCCAATTGGATAAATCACTAAACTTTTCTTTTACTAAATTCCAAGTATCTTGTACAGGTTTTATAATATATTGTTTAAATAACCCCCATGCTGCTGATGTATATGATTTAACTGTCTCCCATTGTGAATTTAACCAAGAAACTAAATCACTGAACTTTTCTTTTACTAAGTTCCAAGTTTCTAGAACAGGTTGAATAATATATTGCTTAAATAGTCCCCAAGCAATTTGTGCCATAGCTTTTGCAATTTCCCATTGTGTACCAAGCCAAGTGACCATTTCACCGATTTGTGTACTTACCCAGTCGTAAGCTTCCTGAATCGGTTGAATAATATATTGACAGATTGCCGCCCATGCAATTTGTGCACCTGCCTGTATTAACAACCAACCAGCTTCTAAAACGGTAGAAACTGCCGAAATAATTGGATCTAAAACAGTAAGAATTGTATCCCATGTTTCTTGCCATGCTTGCGTTAATGTTCCCCACAATTCAGATGCTGTTTCAACTAAAGAGGACCACCAGGAGGAAGCAGTTTCAACAATGCCAGACCATAAACTACTAAAGAATTCACCTATCGGATCAAAGAAACTATGCATCATTTCTACGAAAGAAGACCATGCTTCAGAAAAGAATTCAACAGTAGAATTCCATGCATCGCTACACGCCTGCTTTACACCCTCCCATAAATCACTAAAAAATTGACCTACCGGATCAAAAAATTCGTGCATTGCTTCTAAAAATGAAGACCATGCTTCACTACAGGATTGGGATATCCCGTCCCAAAGCTCTACTAAGTACTCTTTAATAGAATCCCATGCTTCTATTGTCCAATTTTTAATATCATCCCAGTTTTTATAAATAGCCACTCCTAGAGCAACTATAGCGGCTATGATAATAGGAACAATAGCAACTATACCTAGTGCCGCGGCGGCCCCAATTTCAAATACCCCCATGACCGATACAACAATTGGTGCAATAGCCATAAGTGCCCCTGAAATTACTCCAATAGCCGTTGCAACTGCTGCTAATGTCGCTGCTAATTCTGGATTATTAGAAATCCAATCTGCAATACTAGCAACAACATCAGCAATTACTCCTAGTATAGGTTCAAGAGCCATTTGTAAATCGCCCATCGCTTTTTGGAACTTTACAGCTGGATTTGCATCTAATTTTTTAACAGATTCATTTAAGTTGTCTTGGTTTTGTTGAAGATCTTTTGTTTTCTTAGAAGCTTCAATTAAAGTGTTTGTTAAATTTTGACCTTGATCTTCAAACATAGTGGCTAGAACTTTAACCCCAACCTGATTTTTCTTAACTGGGTCTTCTATTCCGTCAATAGCTTTAGCTACTTCTACCATCGCTGCTGCGCCATCTCTTCCGCCTTTAGCGACAGATGCTCCCCATTTTTCTATTTGTTCAGTTGCAATACCAGAACCGTCAAGCGCTTCTTTTAATGCCTTATCAGCTCCTTGTGCGAATTCAGTTAATTGGACCCTACCTTCTTTCAATCCGTCTAAGAGATTATCAATCATTTATATTCAACGTGATTCGCAACGTCACGCCCGTTCTCTTATGAACTGCTATACGTCACCGTATAGATTAGACTATATCTTCAACTACTTGAGTTGCTCCCCGTTTCGAGTGTCATTTACTTACACCCTACGTCTTTCGACTAGTCGTTGCACGTTCCTTAATTAATTAAAAGGCTTCGCTCAGTATTGTCTCATTTGAGAGTTTCACTGAATTAAAGGAGTTTTTCATTGTACGTCACCATACAAGGGAACTATAATCTAATTCCAACTACCTGTTTCAACGCCTGCTTCCATAATGGCTTGAACTTCCTCAGCTTTAAAGCCTGCACGGGTTAGCTGGCTACCATATTCAGCAATGATGTCTAGCTGTTCTGGTGGAAATCCCACTTTTAACAAAGCATCAACCATACCAAGGGCACTATCTTGCGTTATTCCTAATTCATTTCCTATTTCATAGGTTTCTTGAATCAACTCTGTAAAATCTATACCTTCATAGGATTGTGCGATTGTTGCTGCACCTTTAACAATAGATGCATTCGCTTCATCACTAATATCTTTATTTAAAGCCCATTGCCTACGTACACCAGCAAGTGATTCTTCAGCATCCACTCCATAAGCTGTTACGCCTCTTATTGCTTCTTCTACTGATTTTTTCGAGGATTCAGGGACATCAAAAGATATATCAATTTTGGTTTTCAATTTTGAAATATCAAGTGCTTTTTCAACAGCTGTCGCAATTCCACCACCAGCTGCTAATCCACCGATAACATTCTCTAATCCTACTTTTAGACCTTCAAACTTCTTCTCGGTTCTGCCAGCTTCTTGTTGTAAGTCTCTTAACTCATTTTGTACTTGTTGAATAGAGTTTCCAGCATCCACAGATCGGAGGGCACGTTGTAATTTTTCAATATCAGCTTCAGTTCCTAAAGCTTCACGACCAATAAGACCAATTGCTTGTTCTAACTGTCGACTTGTAGCCGATCCACTTTTAATTGCATTTACAAGACGATTACCTAATGCGCTCGCAAAATCATCAACACTTTTTCCTGTAGCACTAAATAAAGTTTCTAATTGTCGTGTTGAACTTGCCACATTTTCTTGTTCGGCTTTCATATTACCGAGCTTGTTTTTCAGACCATCAAGTGACCCTTGTGTAAATTCAATTTCACGCCTAAATGCGCGATACTGCTCTTCTGAAATTTTTCCATTTTGAAATTGCTCTTGAACCTGTTGCTCCGCTTCTTTTAATTTATCGAGCTTTTGTGTAGTTTTTTCAATTTGTTGTGTAAGCAACTGTTGCTTTTGAGCAAGTGCCTCAACGTTACCGGGATTAAACTTTAATAAACGTTCAACATCTTTTAACTCTTTAGTCAAAGAATCACTTTGCTTATTCACGTCTTTTAAGGCATTTTGTAACGGCTGCGTATTCCCTCCAATTTCAATCGTAATTCCTTTAATTTTTCCTCCCGCCATTATCTCACCCCTTTTTCTTAGAAAGCATTAAAGTCTTCTTGAGTTGCTTTTCGAACTTTTTCTTTTCCTGGATTTTTCATTTCAGCATACTCAGCGATATAATCAAAACAATCACCAATCGTCATCACTTCTAAGTCCCAATATGTGAGCTTTGCTTCATAACAAAGAGCAAGGAACAATTCAGTGCTTAATTCTTCATCACCGAAAGTCCCTTGCTCTCCATTAATTTTCTTTACTTTTTTTTTGCTCCCATTGTTTTTTGAACCATCTCATTAATTTCCGGCATTATATCGTAAATAGGAAACTCATCAAATCCTTCTAACCAAGTCATTGGGTCTGGAATTTCAGGATCAGCTGTTTTAGCGTATAACCAAACTAAATCGTAACAAACTTCAAAATCTACTTTGTCGAAATCTAAGTTAGAAAAATCAATAGTGCCTTCTGTTGCATCTTGCGAAGCGAATGTACCTATAGCTCCTAATTTAAACATATCGGCAAATAAATCCCGTCTAAATTGCGCCTTATATCGCTTGGCTGATGCTGCATTAGCTTTTAATTTGACCTGTTTTCCGTCTATTGTAATTGTCTTTTCCATTTACTTACGCTCCTTTTGGTAATGCAGGTACTTTTGTATACACTTTTTTGTACCAATTATTATAAATATCTGTTTTTGATTTAGTAGTAGTTTTCGTTTTAACCATACGTTTTCCATTAATATCAATAGGGCTGGATACAAATTTAAGTTCATTTGTATTTGGCTCCGCTGAATTTGTTTTCGTTTTAGATGCAAGTGTTGGACGACTTGCTGAACAGTTAAACATAACATGTCGAGTCGCTCGCACATCGCCATCAAATTCAAATAATAATGCAAATGATTTCCCTTTCGCATCGGCTAACTCATTTAACACACCATCTTCTTCGTCTAATTCCTCTCCTAGTGCATCGATAGCAAATTGTTCCGGAATAGTCGCAATAGAAAGCGTTCCATCATACCCTTGGTTATTACTTGCAGCGTAATAAAGCATGTCATCAGCGTAGAATTCAATTAAATCCCCTCGTGGATCAAACGTTAATTCAACCGCACCAGGTAATGGAATTGGTGTATTAAATGTAACTACACCATCTTTAATATTGAAAAGCGCATAATGGACATTCTTTAAACCAAATGCTACTTTATTTTCATTCATTTATATCAACCTCGTTTCATAAAATTTTTGATACATATTTTCAGATTCAATAAAAGTCCCATACGAGTCATAAGGAATCTCGTGATCATCTAGGACTTGCTCTAGCTTGGCTTCCGCAACTACATCTTTCTTAGTTGTATAAAGCTCTATATTTACATCATTTATCTTGTGATACACCTTGTTATCAGCCATTAAATTTGCTGACCCATCCACAAGAAAACAGATATATGGTGGCGCTGGAACTGGATTACCTGGTGTTGCTGTGAAATGCGAATAAGCCACAGGATAACCTGTAGCTTCAAGAATTTTTATAAATTCTCCTAATGTTAATGTCATGATTCAATTGCCCTTTCAATACGTTTTGGCAATTCATCAATTACATACTCTTCAACAGGACGAATATGCACTTTTTCCGGTACGCGGCCACCACTAGCTTTCGCGTGGCCATTTTCTAAAAGATGCGTTAATTGCCCCTTTGTATTATGGATAACAACGGCTTTATCAACTTTTTTCTTTCGCCAACCTTTACGATAACCACCTGTTTTCTTAGGACTATTTTGTCTTAACTTACCTACAGCGATATCAGCTACATCTTCTTGTGCATTTGTCAATTCTTCTTCTACAACATTTGCATATCTTTGTAATTCTCTAGCAAGCTCTCCCGCAAAATCATTCATATTAAACATACTCCTTTGCGATTATAGTCAATGTTTGATTCATTTCATCATCATTCATTGGCGGCTCGATGATATCAAAGATACGACCTTTCATATTAATTCGCATTTCTTCCGTAATACCAGAAGTGTATGGAATTACGAATCGATAAACCCGTGTAGCTTGTGAAGCGGAAGCTTCAATGTACTCAGATCCTTTCACTGTTTTTATCATCGCCCATGCTTTTTTAAATTCTGGCCAAGATGTTTCGATTACTTGGTTTAATTCATCTTTTATTACTACAGGTTCTTCAATAATGATTCTATTTCTACAATCGCCTGTATTCAGTGGTTTCTTGTACTGAAAAGGACGCATACTAATCACCGGCCAACTTAATTTCTTCTAATGCTTTATCAACGCCTAAACTATTAATCTGACTTAAAAAATTCTTATCAAAATACTCTAAGGCATCGTTATAGACATAACGAGAGCGTTCAAATACTAATTCCTTGAACTCCTCGTTAGTATTTATATCGTAATCGCCACAAACTCTCAATAAAGACTTATTAGACGTAGAAAGGATACGCTTTAGGTTATCGTCTTCCTCATCGCCTAAGTGCATCCTTTCTTTAAACCCTTGCAATATTTCATCTGAAATTGTTGCGTTTCTCATTCACTTCACCCTTTATTTAGATTTTGTTGCTGATGGTGGTGTAAATGAAATTTCTAAATCGTAAACAAGAGCCGCTTTATTATCTTTTGGTTTCCCATTAGCAAATTGTTTAATTGTATAAAGAGTAGCATCTTCGAAAGCTAATGTTTGATCAAATTCTTTTAGCTTGTATCCACCTGCGATTGCAGCAATATATTGTCCTTTTACAAAGAATAATGCTTTACCAACAGGAACTTCCTCACACTCGACAGGTTTAATGTTATAAGGCAATGCCATTACCCATTGACCTGTTGCGGTCTGGATTGTATTACGTGCTTGTACACCAATCGCATCAATCGGGTTAACTACCATTAAAATTTTATTTAAAACTTTTCTGGATTTCCCTTTTGCATCAACAGATAAAGCTTTTACTACTTCATAAAGTTCGCCTGCTACAATTACCCCTTTATCAGACGGAGCAAATGTTAGTTTACCAGAAGATTTTTTATCAGTAACAGCGCCTGTTTCTGGATTTACATCTTTCATTAAACCAACTGGTTGATGTGCTACAGATCCGCCACCATTAATAAAGCCAAATTCTAGACCGACAGAATATGTTTCTACTAAAACAGTTCGAACATAACGTTCAATCCATTCCGGTCCCAGTTCCTTCATATCATTCGGAATTGCTGCAAATGCAGTTAATTTAAGTTGACCAATTTTTTCTTGTTTGAAGATGGCATCAATTTGCCCACGGATTTCACCGAATAATTCGCCCCATACATATGCCTTCGTTGCATCAGAATAAATAAACTTCGTAACTGCTCCTAAATCTTGCAAACCAATTTCAGCTAATAAGGGATGTTCTGTAACTAAATCTTCAAACACACGCTCTTGAGTCGTTACAGGAAGGATTGAGCCATCTGTAAATCCACCTTCTTTAACAACTGCATTGAAGAATTTTGTTTCTGCTGAAGTTAAAACATTTTGACCACGTTGCTGTAAAATTGAACGATCAAGCATATCGTTATTTACTTGTTCACGGACGGTATTTGCTACATCTGTTTGTAGTGCATCAAAGAAACCTTCAAACGCTGACGTTTGTTCTTGTTCTGTACTTTCCGCGTTAGTTAAAGTGTCCGTCAACTTTGCTTTTGCCTTAGTAAATGCTTCAGATTTATTAAATTTAATCGTCATTATGTGTTTCCCCCAATTTTTATAATTTTAAAAGGAGCCCTTTAATCCCACTGTTTTTTACAGGTCTAGGATTCGGCTCCTTTGGTTGTTCTTCTATATTGTTTTGTAAATCATTCAAGATTTCATTTTTCAATCCTGATAATGCTGCATTTAAATCTTCTTTTGTAATCCCTTGGCCTTTGTTCATGGTTCCATTTCTAAAGCCATCGATTACTTTCTGCGGAAGCATGGCAGCAGTAGCAGTTGAAGCTGTCATTTTAACCTGATTATCCATAAACATAATTTCATCCACAAAATTATTTTCTAATGCTTGTTGCGGACCCATCCAAGTCTCTTCAGCCATCATATTAAGTAGTTCCTCTTCTGATTTACCGCTTTTAATGACATAAGCATTTACAATTGCTCTATCTGTCGTTTTCAACATTTCAGCTGCCTTTTCCATGTCACGATGATCTCCACCATTCCACATTGAAGCATTATGAATCATAATTTGTGCTGTAGGTGAAATTCGGACTTTATCACCAGCCATCGCAATAACAGAAGCCGCACTTGCAGCCAAACCAACAATTTGAACTTCTACATGACCAGGATAATTTTTTAATGCTGTATAAATTTCTGATCCCTCGTGTACATAACCGCCAGGACTATTAATCGATACGATTAAATCGTCACCATTGGCGTTAGTTAGTTCTTTTGAAATTTCACCTGGGCTTGCAGCATCCATTTCAAACCAATCATAAATCCACGCTTCATCATTTGAAATAATTGGGCCTTTAACGTCAATTTTCACTGTCATTTTGTTTTTCACCTCCTTCAGATTCAGTTAGTTTCGTATAGTTTTTCGTAATATGATGTGTATTTAAATTCGGATCATCTGAAACTTCATATCCTACCTCTAATCGAATCTCATTCCCTGTAAATGCACTTGAAGAAATGAGTTTATCAATGCTTGTCGCAAGATCAAATATACTTTGATAAGAAACAGCTTTAACTTCAATTTTTTGACCTGAAAGATACTCTTCTTCTTCAAAAAATTTAACGTTTGCTTCATCAGAAATCTTTTTTAATAATGGTTTCACTGTGAAAAGCATATAATTTTTCGTTTGCTTCTCAACATCAGCCATTTCGCCATATATCAAAGCAGTTGGAATACCAAAAGCCATTGCTACTTGATTTAAGAAGCCATTTGTTACTTTATTAATTTCCTCCACACTCTGCCCAGAATTTGCTCCACCTGACGTTTCAGCATACTTAAAACCTGGTTGTTGTGGAATGATAGCGACATCTTTTTCTCCAATCGCTTTGTACATGTTATCAATGAACTCTTGCAGTTTTGATTGGTGTTCTTTGCTCTTTGCAGCGAGCATGTCCATATCAACTGTTCCGCGAATTTGATTCTTACGTTTTTGAGAACTTAATATTCTACCGAATAAATCACCATAATCAGTAAACAAACCATCGATAAGAGGTGATAACTTATCATTCCTGTATCTTAAATGAATAACTTCACTTTGTTTAAAATTTCTCTTAAACTGATAATCTTTTACAGTGACATTTGCAAAAGTATCTTCAAACACAGCATATTCGTTATGTTCAAAGTCATCAGCAATAAGTAGATCACCATCATCCGCTTGGATAATCAAAGCTTCATTATCATAAATAAGTTTGTAAATGAAACTCTCCCAAAAGGTACTTGCTGTCATATTCTTATTTGGTCTAACATTTAATCGGTAATAAAGCTCATCCTTTTCAAATTCTTCACCGTTTTTCACTCTGAATTCCGACTGACTTATTGTTCTTCCTAAAAAAGAAATACATGTATCAATCGCTAGTCGCTTCATATGGACTCTATTTGCCTTTTCGATAAACATTTCCACATCAAACATAAATCCTACTTCACTATTTCTTTTAAATACTGCATCCAACCATCCAATGATTATCACCCCCTTTATTAGAATTTAATACCGTCTAACATAAAGTCGAATTCATCCACAAGAATGTTATCCGCTTGCCATAATGCATGGATAAAGGCTTGGAATCCATCTGTTTTTCTCTTAAATTCATCTTTCTTCAAATATTCTTTGTTGCCGTCTTTTTTGATGTGGACGTAGACGTTATTGGTGTACCAACGCATTAATGGATTATCACCAAAAATAATACGATTGTTTGCAAATAACGTTTCTACCCTTGGCGCTAATAAAGAATGAATAGCTTTTGGGTTACGAATGTATAACAATATGAAGCCTTCAGCTTCAAGTGCTGTTTTAACAAGATCAAGACGGAATGTATCAGCTACTATTGTGTTAAATCCGTATATCTCACGCATTTTTACAAACCAATCCACAATATGAGAGATATTAATAACCGGCTCATCCACAATAGTTAGTAAGCCATTTTCAGCCCATTCATAAATAGGCGCTTTTAATTTCACCTTGTCCAAGAATCCTTTACGTACAAATGAATGACCTTTCCATATATAATCTTCACCATGTTTAAATAGCAAGCCGACTGCTGCGAAGTCTTTGATGCTGGCGAAGTCGAGACCGCCTACAGCTACTTTGTGCTTTAAATCTGGAACTTCTCTCAGTGTTTCTCCATCTTCTTCAAAACCAGTACGCATGATTTCTTCCCATGAAGCTACAGACTTTGTTAAATCTACTTCTGGTATATTCATCCTCTTAGTCATGAAATTTTCTCTATTAGACGGATCGTTTTCTAGATTTTTATACTGACGCATAACTTTCTTAAACAATCCTCTAGCGTATTGACTCATTGGCTTACTAAACATCGGATTTGCTTTTTCCCACATATCAGGGTTATCTACTTCTTCAGCGTTATCAAGCTTACAAATAAAAGGAAACAATCTATCTTCTTTTTCTTTCCCTTTCAGGATATTCATAGCTCGCTCTTTCATTTTGTCAAGATACCCCTCACGAACAAATCCATCTGTGGTAATAAAAAATTCCCTAGAGTTAGGAACTTTACCTAAACCGCTAGAGAACACTTCTACAACATCGCTATTTTCATATCTATGTATCTCATCGTAAATAACACACCCGTCCCTTAACGAGTCTTTACTCCCTGCATTAGACGTATGAAATTCAAAAGTCGAACGAGTAGCTTTATTTGTTATCAATTGTTTTGTTGATACAAATAACTCGTCTAATATTTCATATTTTTTATTCTTTTCATAAACATCTATAAAAGAAGTTTTAGCCTGTCTTTCTGTATTAGCAACTACTGATACGTTGTAATGCTCAATACCGTGCAACTCGCTAATAAAGAAGTGTGTCAATGCACTAATCAATCCGTTTTTACCAGCACCCCTTGCCATCATCCAGAAGTGTTGATCAAAATAAACATCCTCATATTCATCAAACAAAAACACAAATGCTATTAAAAATTTCTGAAAGGAATTTAATTTGAAATGCCACTTTTCTATGAAAGTTACACATTTATGAATTAAATCCACATCAAAATGTAAATCATTACGGGTTAATATATCTTGCTTTAAATAATTTATAAGCATGATACGTTCTTTATTTAATACCACTGTTCCTATTTCATATAGTTCTACATATTCACTTACATACTTATGAACAATCATATTAAATCACTTGCTGAATATTTCTTAATTTCTTTTTTATTATTTCCTTCTGGCAACAAATCCGTTAGTTGTTTAATGATCCTTTGATATGATTGATCACGGGTATTATATAACCGGGCAACAGGTCGTTCTCTTTCATACGGCTCTGTTTTATCAGATTGTGAGAACATTTCATAGTCACCATTCTCAGATATATCCATCCACATCTCATTTAATAAAACTCGTAATCTTGCTGCCTGAATTATTAATCCTTCAACCACTTTTAACTTACTAGGTGGGATGTCTTTAAATAATCTTTTCAAACGATTTTTTTCTTTGTTAACTAGCACCTCACGCTCATCAATATCCGCCATAATATCACCTCGATTCAATCATATTTTCATACTGGGTAGGGGTCCTATACGAAACAACTTAAAAATCTGGAAAAACGACCCCCTCCTCCGGTGCCCCTTAGAACATATTTTGATGAAATATTTTAAGGGGGGGACTGTTTCTGAATCATTTTTACCACTTTTCATCGTGTTGCCATTTATTTTGTTTCTTTTCGTAAACTCTTCCGTGTTCTTTGTTGTGGCAATCCACACAGACTGTTTCAAGATTATCTATGTCTAATGCGAGTTCTGGATGATGCTCAAGTTCTTTTATATGATGGACAACCAATTGAATCTTCTTACGCTTCGCACCCTCACTATACTCATTGGTATCAGTACGAACATGTCCATTGCGTTTACACTCTTGGCATTCATAGTTGTCACGCTTCTTTACTTGTTCACGTAATTGTTTCCAAGTGCCACTATCATAGAACTTACGCTTCTGTTGTTTGGTTTTATATTCTTTCATTACTCTTTACCCATTAACATTACATTAGTTGTCTCATTCACAGGAAGAACATCAAACAGATCAATCTTCTTTTGCAAATCGTTATCCATCTATTCTCACTCCTTGTCTTTTCTGAACAATAAATAAGACGCTAACCATATTAAGGTAGCGCCTAAGGTAATTAATATTAAGTCAATTAAAGCTGTATCTTTCGAACTTCATCTCATAGATTATTAAAAATAAATTCAGCTATTACTTTCCCCTGTAGCAAGTAACTTTAGAAAATACTGTGACTAAATCACTATCATTTATTGTTTTATTACTTCATCTTTTTCCACTAGCTTCAATTCACGTTTCCATTCGTGGAATCCGCAAGATACTGTACACCGGAAAAAGTGATTTTCACATTATCTAACCAAGCTATTTGTGGAACAGCACCCCTTCCACCAGTCGTAATATTAGCACCTTCAATATACTCATTTTGCTCTAATTCATTAACAGCATTAGCAAATTCCTTTCCACCCATTCCAAAAAACGGTGCTGTCAATTTCTTTTTATCCTTCTCATTATAAACACCAGTTAAAACTCTTAATGCTGATTCTGAAATTTTTTTCATTTCTACTCTTCCCTTCTTAAATCTCTTACTATCATAATATCAATAATTAAATTCATTCTAAACAATAATTTACTCATGCTAATATATTTATATATCCCTTGAAACTGAAATGGTTTTGCACTTCTTCCAATCACCTAATATTATTAAATTCATCTGCAAAATCAACATTATTAAGTAACTGGAAGAAGAGCAAAAGCTCCCCCTAATAACGGTACCATTCAATCACTACCATCTGCAGGTTTCGGATTTTATTCGCCATCATTATGAATCATTTAGACATAATATAAAGAAATTTTCACGAGTTATGTTTTCCGCCACTTCTCACAATACAAATATAACACGATAATTCCAAAACAAACGGTACATTTACTGCCAAAAAACGGTCACGATTCTGCCACATAAGAAGCCTTTTAAATCTATCGATTGTCAGGTTCTAAATCCCGTAATTCTAAAGTCATCTCCTGTTATTTCTGAGGAAATCATATCAACGAATTGATATATTGATTTCGTGATAAATTCTGACAGTAACCATCCATAAGCTTTTTCAAGGTGCTGTTCTAATGTATTAGGATCATACCTAGACATTTCACTTAACCTATGCATAGCTGCAAATGTTAAAGGAAGTGTCCCTCTATCTATTAACCCATTCTGTAAGTTTTTTCTTTTTATATACCATAACTTATTGGCACTAAATATATATCTAAACCTATTACGATGATTCTTATAATATTTTTTAAACTCGTCCAAGCTTTTTATATCAGGACTATTTCTTGGTGCATTCCAATAAAATTTTTTATTTAATCTTAGTGTGTAATAATCAACATTATCATAGTATTGATCTACACCAAAACCAGTAATTTTCATGAGTTCTTGTCTAGTTGAAGACATTGGCTCTAATTTAACTTCAAGCCACCCCTCATTTTTAGATTGATCATGTACAAACCTTGGTTCTTCTATTGGAATAAATAATTCTGGCTGATTCGTATAAGTTAAATTATAAGCTCGATGTATATACTCTAAATTATACAAAATATCTTTAAGTGTATAGGTTTCAGGTAATGGCTTACTTGCACCTACTGTTCTTATTGTCTTTATAGGTTCATTTAAATAATTACAAAGTCCTGACAGAACACCTTTAGGATGTATTGATACATTTTCATGTAAAATATTAACCTGGGACTTAGACTTTGCTCTTCCCCCTGATACACCATGCTTATTATCAAATCCTATGCCCTTATAGGTTAATAAAGCTTTAGTTGCATTTAAAAAACAATAGTACGTAGTCAATGGCTTAGATAATAAATCTAAATTTTCCGTAGCATTAAAAAAGTTTTTCGCCTGATGCCAATAATTTAAAGCTTCTTTATCTTTCTTATCTTTCTTTCGTTTCAAATATAACTCAACATAATGCCATGTCGAATCTGTTAAAACCGTCTTACTGGCAAAGCCTGGATCTACCTGCGCTTTTCTTAAAGTAATATCCATTGTTTTGATTTTAATTGAAGGTCGCGGTTTTTTTACTTTTATCTGTCCTTTAATCCGCTTTATCTCATCCGAATTTTTTTTTATACTTTCCCTATTTTTCTTTACACTTTTCCTAATTTTGGTTATTTGTTCATTTGTTCTCATTTATTGTCCCCTTACTTAAATCCAAGTAAATTTATAACAATATTTATTTTATACTAAACTATTTTTTCAATCTAGTAATTAAATCCATAAAACCTAATATACCCCATACACTTACCCATATCTTATATTGTGTGTAACTGACCCCTTCGCCAAATCCCTTGATATCATTGATTTCGTTTCACTTTCTCTTTTGAATTACACAGTACAAGATTTATGAGTAACTGTATAGGGATACCACCAGCATTTTGCAAAATAACCTAAGCTATGCGGAAAAATAAAATAAGCTGCCCATATGGACAGCTTATTTACATAATTATCGTTATCAAAAGTAACATTCAACTCGAAAATAGCTAATTTTATCAGTTGTTGAATGTTTGAAAAAAATCAAACCAATGATATTGTTGAGATCCTTTGGCAATTTCTTGCTGTGATGACTATCATAGTGACTTTTTCTTCAGCAACAACTATTAGTAGCTAATTACCATAAGGACTTATTTTTGAAATTTGCTATTTTTTAGAAAGTGTGTTAATTTAAGAAAGACCTATTTTTGTTTGGCTTGAGATTAAGAATAAATTTTGTTTTTCGTCTAAGGTATTTGAGCAAGGGTAGTAACATATGTGTGGGTATCCACACTAGGAGGCAACAATTATGGAACAAGGTAAAGTAAAATGGTTTAATGCAGAAAAAGGTTTTGGATTCATCGAGCGTGAAGGTGGAGAAGACGTATTCGTACATTTCTCAGCTATCCAAATCGACGGTTACAAATCTTTAGACGAAGGACAAAGTGTAACGTTTGAAGTAGAACAAGGACAACGTGGCCTACAAGCTACTAATGTTCAAAAAGCTTAATATTAGCTGATAAAAGACTCTCTTGTAGGGTCTTTTTTTATTTTGTTACAATATTCCGAATACAACTTTTTTAAGGGGATTTGGGGTGCTTAACTTTTAATGAAAAAGAAATAAGCAATAATTAGATTTTAAACCTAGTCATTGCTTTATCCATTGCATCTTGGTTAACACCTATATAACGTAACGTGACCTTCTCTGACGAGTGATTGAATATCTCCATGAGTAATGCTATGTTTTTTGTTTGCATGTACATATGGTACCCGTACGTCTTTCTTAGGGTATGCGTTCCGATTTCATCTAATCCAAACTCTGCCGCTGCTCCACTTAATATCTTATATGCCATGCTACGACCGATTGGACGATTTCTACCTTGTCTGCTTTGCAATAAATACTCATTGTCTTCTCTTTCTACAATAAACCATTTAAGTTCTCTTTTCAGTGCTGCAGTAATTTGTATTCGTTTCTGTTTCCCTGTTTTCTTTTCCCGCATAGATATGTGACTGCCTTTAACATCCCCTACTTTCAATTTCAAAATATCTGAGATTCTGAGACCTGTATTAATACCCATAATGAAGAGAATGTAATTACGTAAGCTCTTTTCCCTAAAGTACTCTTTTAACTGCTGTATTTGCTCTGGATCACGTATTGGCTGAACAAAATTCATTCTTCATTCCCTCCATTTTCTTCAGTTTCATAAACTTCTAATCTAAGAGCAAAAGCTAATTTATAAAAAGCATTAGATTTATTTCGTCTATATGTACGCTCACTCATACCAATTTCGTTATAAACCATGTAATCAAAGACTTCTTCATCTTCTAAATATCGTTTTACAATAATATCCCTTTGGTTTTTACTAAAACGACTTAATGCTTTATCAATTTGAAAAGATAAACGTTGTAATTTCACTTCTCTTTCACTCATAGCAACATTTGCTAAAGCAATATCTTCAGCTGGCTTCCCTACTATATTTGTTGGACCGTGATATCTTACCTCGCTAGATGCTGTAACCTTCATCTCATGTCTAATCATCCCAAGTTGTCTATAAATACGAACATTTTCAAGAATCTCTTCTAAACGAGTCTGCGTTGCTTTGCGATCAATTTTAGGTAAAAAAGTTAATTGCGCCATATATAAAAACACCCCTTATATATTTTGTTAATAAAAACAAAATAGCGGACACCAAACTACAGAGCAATATCACTAATGCTCTTATAGTTCGATGTCCGCTGGTTCTTCCAGTAGGACTAAATGTTTAATTTGGATTATTATATCATTTTCTCATATTTTAGTAACCTTTTATTAGAAAAGGATTATTTTGTTAAAAAATTTATTTCGATTTATAATCGCTATCTTTTTCTTTAATTTTCCAGTAAAATTTAATAGAAATATTCCGATAACAAAGGAGCAACCTATGAAACATAATATAAATCTATGGTCCTTTATTCTTTCATTCGTTTGCATTGCTTTTTTTCTTTTATATCTTGAAGTATGTACACCTGAAATGAATGCATCTTTTATAAACGCCGTTTATTTTCACCCTTTATTTTTCGTACTCATTTTTTCAATAGGAACTTTTTTTGCTGGTATTAAAGGATTCTCTAAAGTAGATAATTGGATATCAATGCTTAGAAGCATAGTAACAGTTCTACTAACACTGTTATTATCAGTGTTTTTAACACTAACTTTGATTGTGGGCTATGCATTAAGTTAATCGTAGTTCTTCACGAATAAAAACCAATATTCCGTCAATACTGTAGACACATGGTTATCTTTCTCCGATTTCCTTATATGAGCAGTTAGCTTTTGCTAGCTGCTCTTTATTTGTACAAGGTACTCAATTGACTGGCGCATATATAATATCCTGAGTTCCTTTCTTTATAAAATAGTCATTATAAAATGAGGCTCGTCACGAGAGCACTTTACTAAGTGCTCTTTTTATATTCCAACTTAATACAAAATGAAATTTTCATTTTAAAATTCTTTATTTTTTATGTTTTACAATCCAGATTACAATCTTAGATCCTGTAAAAACCTATAACTCTTGTATCTAATTTCATCTAACAAGTTAATAGTTTCACGCTCCTCTCTATCGTATAATGATATGAAAGGAGGTGATTGCTATAAATAATGAATCTATAGTTCAACTAATTGAGTTTTTGAAATTAAATATAATACCGATTGCAGCCTTTTTAATCTCCTTAGCAACTTTTATAATTACGCTTGCTAACTTTCGGAGAAATAGAGCTAGCATTAAGTGCAGGCAACTCAGAGATAATTGGGTAGCTCTCATTCTTAAACCTGATAGAACCGATTTAAAAACACCAGATGTATATTGGCACAATGACTTTAGGGTAATTTTAGATGTTATTATTACCAACGAAAGTGCACTACCAATTTCCGTTATCGAATTTAATTTAAACAATAAGTTAAACTTTAATTCTTATAGTAAGCCCAATGATGAATATTCCATCACTACAAAGGCAGGAAAAGAAGTACATAATGGCGTCGTTTCATTTAGTGGAAATGAACATAAGCTAATATTTCCAATGAATGATACATGGTTAAAACCTGTAATAAATATTCCCCCATATACTTCCTTAAGGGGGCATTTATTTTTTCATTTCAATGAAAAAGATGATGTAAATATAGGTAATAATACTTTGAAAATAATTACTTCTAGAAAAACTTTTTCTTTTCAGGTAAAGATATCTGACAGCGTCCATTCTGTCCTTCCGCTACCAAATAAAATCCTTGAGGCTCGTGATGAAAGTTTTTTTTAAAATCATCCCTCAATTCTTCAATGTAGCTATCTAAATCTTTCTTTCTATTATCTTGAATGTAAATTTTAGTTGAAGCTAGTTCACTCGCTATTGTTCTAGCTTCCTCTAATTTTTCTACTATTTTTTCAACCTTTTCTTGATTTTCCTCTAAACCAAGTAACAATAAATCGCTCATAAACTTAATCCTCACTTTAATAGATTTTTTATGCAAAATAGCGTTTTTGTTATAAACTCATATTTTTCGTTGCCCTACATTGAATCTCTTATATATGGTAAAATATAGTAATAATATATTTTAAGGAGGTTTTAATATGCCACACGAAGTTTGGTTTCCTATACTCCTAGCAATATTCGTCGTATTTTTCCTTGATAAAGAGGAGAAACACAAACGATAACTTCATTTGTTTGTTCCAGCTTAAATGTATGTACGCAATATTTAAGCTGGTATTTTTTCAAATAACGATTTTATCTAAATCCATTCACTAATCTCATACTTTGACATACAATAATAGTGCCTTTCTATATAATGTGAGTTCGTCACTGTCGTTATAATGAGGCATAAGGAGCGCTCTCGATTAGCGCTCTTTTTATTTAAATAAAGATTTCATTTTTAAATTACACCTATCAAAAAAACATACATATAATATCTTGGGTGTTCTTTTTCAACCTTATTTTTAGTCAGAGAGCACTTTTAAATGAGGCAAGCATATGTTGTAGTATAGTGTTTCATCGCTTATACACACTTCCTTTTTTCAAGAGTACATATTAGATATGTACTCTTTTTGCATCACTATAAAATAACGCTTTTGTTTAGTTTTCTTCAACAAACCAAGATACAACATAGCCACACTTATCAGATACTTTTTTTGCTGAATTCTCTGCTCTTTTCTTGGACTTATACACTTTCGTATCAGACGTAACCTCTGAATCAGTTAGCGGAAATGTTTCTCCATACATTCGATATGTTTTACCTCTCCAATAACCATAGGATTCATGCACTTCACCTTTTGAATTATTACTTGATAGATAGATTACATATCCACTCATATTTTCGCCCTCTTTTTTTGTGAAATATCGCTTTTATTAAAACGATATTTCACTTAAGATTCTTCTATAATCGTAGCGATCACATTATCCAACTCTTCCTTTGTCACTACATCCTCCGTATTATCGGCAATTTCTCTCAGCCTTTTAAGAATTTGCGCTCTTAATTCACTATTCATCTCAATATCTCCCTTTTTAATAAAATTCAAATTTGATTATAATAACTGTGTTTTCCGCTCTTCCATCCGAATTACTTTTCCACTTTGGTATACAAATGATTGTTCACCAAATCCACTTTGAGGTGGTTCTATTAGCTGAACTCGACCATTTTTAACAATATATATTCCGTTTATTTTCAAATCTATTTCAGCTGTCATTTCAACAATATTTTCTTTTCTAATTCCCACCAAGATCACTCCTATATGTTATAATTACTTTGTCGAAGTAAGTTGAGAGTAATCTCAGCTTTTTTTATTTGTCTATAGATATTGCACAACATTCTCCGGAACAAATGATTGTTCCAGTGATAGATGAAGCCGAATTGGAATCGGCTTTTTTTCATCTCTTGCTCGCTTACACATTTCTTCAGCTTCTTCCCATGCAAATTGTTTATCCTCCGCTCGTTTGTAACGCCAAATCCCTATTACATAATCTTCAAACAACTCATACCGCTCATCAGGCGCTGTCGTTGGTTTTAATTCATCTATCGCTTTGGCTTGATGTGGTATTTGCACCACCACATCTGCATACCGTAATCTTGAATTTAAGCGGTGCATATGAGCTTTCTTAGGATCAAATGATACAACTGGCTCCACGTCAAAAATTGTTAATTGCTTTGGCATTGTTCTTCCCCTCCAAAACCTGCAAACTTGCTATTAGAATCCCTTCGAGCTGCGTTAACGTTAATTGATCTAATGTTTGCCCGTTAATTTCTGTTAATCCTAATCCTAATAATTTACGAATGATTATTAGTTTTCTACGTTCTACTTCCTGACGTAACAACATGATTAAGCCTCCTGTTGATGATTGAACTTTCTCTCTAAATTTACAAACTTACTAAATTCTTTAATGAATGCTAGTTCAACAACGCCAACTGGGCCATTTCTCTGTTTCGCTAAAATAATTTCCGTTATGTTTTTATTTTCCGTTTCACGATCATAGTAATCTTCGCGGTATAAGAATGCTATTAAATCCGCATCTTGCTCAATTTGACCATTTTCACGTAAGTCTGATAGCAACGGTCTTTTATCTTGCCTACTTTCTACCGCACGACTTAACTGTGATAATGCAACTACACATACATTTAATTCTCTTGCCATCAGTTTTAACTTACGACTAATCTCACCAATTTCTTGCATACGGTTCCCTCTATGCTTTGGATCCCCTACAATAAGCTGCAAGTAATCAATTGCAATTAAAACCTTTTTATCAGGGTACTTACGCTTTAATTTCCTAGCCTTTGCATAAATCTCTTGCATCGTTACATTTGCTTTATCGTAAATTTCTAATGGCAAATCATTAATTAATCCCATCGCTTGACTAATCTTTTCCCAATCCTTTAAATTACATAGCTTCTTAGGATTCTTTAATTTTGTAGCATCTATATTTCCAGTACTTGAGATCATTCTCTTTAGTAGCTGCTCTTCTCCCATCTCTAGTGAAAAGATTCCTGTTGCTGTATGAGCACTTGCTGCATGAAAAGCAACGTTTAATACAAATGCTGTTTTCCCCATTGAAGGACGGGCACCGACAATGATTAAATCACCTTCTTGTAACCCTGCTGTCATTCTGTTCAGGTCGTCATAACCAGTAGGAATACCAGTTAAATCTCCTACATCAATTTGCATGTTCTTATACAAATCAACAAGCGTATCATTCAAGTTAAATTCATCTGAGTAACCCGTTTCTTCAATAGCGCTTAATTCATCAATTGATGTACTAATAGCACTTATGTCCCTATCTTGCTGAAGGCGGTTATATAAATTACCAGCAACCTCTTGAGCATGTCGCATTTTCCAAGCTTCGATCACTAAACCTTCGTGATATGAGAAGTTCTTAGTTGTTGTTACAACTTCCGTCAGGTTTACAAAGAATTCGATTCCGCCAATTTGATGCATAAAACTTTCATCAAATTTTCCAATGAGAGCAACAAGATCTATTGGAACCTCAGCATCCTCTAATTCTCTCATTGCCTTGAAAATTACTTGGTGTGTTGGTAAAGAAAACTGTTTTACCTTTAGCTGACAATCTTTAATTAAATCGCCTTCTTGGATTATGCTACCTAAAATACTTTGTTCAGCTTCAACATTACGAATCATATCGTTACTCATTTGGTCAACCACGCATTCTGTTGGTTAAGTACTGCAAGTTCTTCTTCTGTTGGAATGTTCTGCTCCCATGCTTGTTGCTGCTGTATTACGTTTTTAGTAGATTCCGATAAGCCTTTTTGTTGATAAGGTGTTTGTATCTGTTGCTGAGCTTTCGTTAATCGCTGAGCACGAAATGCTTTATCAGCTGCCTCAACATCAGTTACTGTTTTAAAGCCTTTAAGATGCCAATCTCTTAAAATCGTATTTACGTAAGACATGTTTCTCGTATTCTTCTCTAAAGCAATCTCCATAGCCTTAATAACTAGCTCTGCATTTAAATCATCTATCCAAGCATAAATACCATCTGCGATAAAAGGTGTAATGAATCCGAAGTTTTTTTCGTAAAAAGAAATTGGATTAATCTCAACAACTTCTTCCGCGCTTGCGCGTTCTTCTTGTTGTTGTTCTTTTTCTTCTTCTTTTTCTTTTTCTTCTTCCTTGCTAGGGTCTTGGAAGCCCCTTATAAGCCCCTCCAAACGGACTGATAAATAATCCTTAATACGAGGAATTTTAAAGTCTTGCTCTTTTTCTAATTGCAAACAAGTTTCATAGAAATCAACTAAAAAATCCTGGTCCTTCACAGATTGAATCTCTTTTAGGACACACTTTTCAATGTTTACATTTTTAATTGGATTGAATTTTAACCAGTTGATTAAGAACAGCTCTTTTGTTTTTTTGTTGTAATTAATTTTTCCGTACTCAGCAAAACGTTCTAATAGCTTCATAACAGTTTCACGATTATATCCTGTATCAGTTTCAATGATACGGAGTGGAAGCTCATAGATTCCTGATTGAGACGTCTTACTGTTTGTCATCAAATATAAGTAGAAATACTTCTCCTCCGGTGTAAGATCTAAAACAAATGAATCCTGCCAAAATGAAACGTGTACTGGTCTATAAACTGCCATATTATTCATCCTCCCGTTTACATATCGCGAATCCGTCCTCTACACGTAATAAGCGATAATTCTTGTATCCTATTTTGAGATATTGTTTTACTAAGTAAATTAGGTGTTGCTCTGATGTTGCTTGTTGAAACACTTTAGGGTTCAGCAACACTCTATGTAACGATTTGTCTAAAAGCATGTAGCACACTCCGTTGTTATACGAATGCTAATTTGATATAATTAATCCTAAGATCTTTTGCAAGACCGTTTGTCTATCACTCTGCCAAGTGATAGATCTTTTTATTTTCTACGTGTTACCAGCGAAGCGTTAACTCCTCTTGCTCTTAAATCTTTAATCACTACACGATAACTCATCGATGCCTCATGTTCCTCTTTTGTATCACGAAGCATTTTAAATTCCCTTATACATCGCTCCAGCTCTTCTTCCCAGTGATTTGATTCTTCGGTTGATTCTGCATTAAACATGTTATGAATACATTCACCCATACAGTTACGAAGTTTATTCGCAAATGAAAAATCTCCAGGAAGAACTAGATCATGAAGACGGTTGTTTTTATCGTTCATGAATTACATCTCCTTTCTGGTCATAACGACAAGCACAGTACTTTTCTATTTTTTTAAAATATTAAAAATCTATTATTTCGGTATAAATTAAACTTAATGGAAGAAACTACAAGTTCATTAATTTGTCCAAAAAAATTAATATAATGATATAATTATTTTGTAAAATATATTGTCAGCTACTGTTGTCTAGGCGGTAGCTTTTTCTTTTGCCCATTTATGTTTCAAAATAAATGATGCTTCAATAATTTTGATTCGAATCCCCAACAATTTCTTCACTTGCTTTAACTCAACTGTTTTTGAATCCTCATTAAGTAATTCTGCTATTTTAATTTCACCAGTTAGTTTTGCATCATAGCGAATTAATTCCTTATATTCTCTTAAACTAGGTTTCTTATAATCTACTGTCATTTCCCTTCCTCCTTTACAGCACCTTTGTTAAAGTCAGTAAGCTATCCACTGATTGGATAATAACGTTTTCTGCCATAGCCTTTTGCAACCAACTTCTTTGTATTTGTTCCATAATGCCAAAATGAACTTGTTCAAGAGCTTGTACTACACATTGAGTAGCTTGGATTGTATCAAAGATTTCTTTTGCATGAACCGCGTATTCATGTTTCTTTTTTTCATCATGCTTCCATGACCTTGTTGTAACTTGTAAGTTCATGATTTCCTTTGCTGCCGCAATCCCCTCTTCGGCCTGTTTAATGTAGTTCATCAATTGTAGATTTAAATCTTGAGTTAAGCGTGGATCTGTAGGCGGTAACCCAACACCATAAATATGTTTAATCGCTTGTTGATTTAACTTTGCTCCTGTTGCATGGCACCAATCCATCGCAAGTTCAAATTCTGGTTTAGAAAGTCCAGATTCAATACGAGTTAATCGTTCATGTGTAATACCAAGGTACTTAGATAGTCCTTTCTTCGTTTTCAGCTGAACATTGTCACAACATTCTCTAGCATTCTGTAATAATTCCCCTATTGCTGAATTGCAGTATATGCTTGTTCCCATATCTGTTCGCCTCCATATTTAGTTTTCAAATGGTTACAATGAACTTAGTACATATGTAACTTGTCTACTTTTCGTATAAAAAGAGAGGAACTATTCCTCAATATTTTCTTTTACTTGTATTTCTTTGATGATGGCCCAACCAGCCTTGTAATATGCTTGACGGATTTTATCAATATCCTTTTGTGATTTTGGCTCAGGAGCCACAACATGGACTTTCGTTTTTCCAAATTCATAAGTCGCCGCATATTCTTCTTGTTGGCTCATGGTGTCACCTCTTGAAGTGCTTTTTATATGTTTATGCGACGGGTCTGTTGGTACTGCCATGTTAGTTGATGGCATTTTCTCACCTCCAGAAACATTTTGTTTCCTTTTTAATTAAAAAAAAGATCGTCAATTGTAGTTTTATAAAAATCAGCTATTCTTTTAGCTAATTCTAATGAAGGCGTTCTATCACCACGTTCAATTGCCCCTAACATTTGAGGAGTAATTTTCAAATTCCTTGCTACAACTAATCTTGATTGATTATTTCTAAATTCAATCATTTTATTTCTTTTTTTATTCAATATGTCACCTCCAAAAGAAACATTTCGTTTCCTTTCCTTACACCTCTAATATAAAGAAACATTTCGTTTCTGTCAATATTTATTGGAAACTTTTTGTTTCCTTTGTGGATTTAGAAACTAAACGTTTCTATAATTAATAAAAAGTGCCCATTCTTATTTAGAAAGAAGGAAGAATTTATGCTCGGAAAAAAGATTTCGGAACTTAGAAAAAAACAAAAACTAAGTCAATATGAACTTGCTGATCGTTTGGGCTTTTCAAGAGGAAAATTAGCTAATTATGAGCAGGGTCAGCGCGAACCAGATTATGATACTTTAAAGAAAATCGCAGACTTTTTTGAGGTATCAACAGATTATCTGTTAGATAGGACACAAACGAAAGAAATGGTATCTAATAATCCATCTAAATTATCGATTAAGGAAGAACGTGATATCGCACGTGATTTAGAAAAAACCTTAGAAGAGCTAGAAAACAGCGATGAAGCATTAATGTTTGACGGAGAACCAATAGACGAACATACAAAAGAAATGATTCGTATTTCTCTAGAGAACTCAATGCGTATGGCAAAGCAATTAGCAAAACAAAAATTCACTCCAAACAAGTATAAAAAAGATTGA